ACAGGTGATGTAACTGTATTTTTTAAAGGTGATACATCAAAAAAAGTAGTGATCAATGGTAGAGGTAACTATGGTTTAAAACCTAGTGAGAACAAAATCAAAGACACTATAGGGGATATTTTACTAACAAGCGACTCTAATGTCACAAAATATAATGTGGTAATAGAGGCACATAAAGAAACAGGATATACAAATGGCTGATACAGTAACGACACAAACAATAGCTGATACTTCAGGTGTAAAGTTTGTAACAAAATTAACTAATTTTTCAGACGGTACAGGCGAAACTCTAGTTAAAAAAGTTGACGCCTCTGAATTAACTTTTATGACCGAAGACGGTAATAGAAAGATTAGTAAGATATGGTTCTCAGTAAACACTGCTAACTCTAAATCATGTGTAGAGATATTATGGGACGGTACAACAAATGCTACTGCTTTATTGTTAAATGGTCAAGGACATTTTGATTTTAGACCATCAGGAGATGAAATACCAAACAATGCTAGCACACCTACTGGTGATGTTTTACTATCAACTAATAACTTTGCTAATGGCGATAATTATACAATTATTGTAGAGTTTAGATAAGAAACCTTATAAATATATAAAGAGAGAGAATTTATGAAACTTATTTCCGAGCAAATAAACAACGCCGAATATCTTGTAGAAGAAAAGAACGGTAAAAAAGAATACAAAATCCGAGGTGTATTCTTACAATCTGAAATTAAAAATAGAAATGGAAGAGTCTATCCGAGAGAAATCTTGGCTAGAGAAGTGAACAGATATACAAAAGAATTTATCAATAAAAACAGAGCATTTGGTGAGTTAGGACATCCTGACGGACCAACTGTAAACTTAGAGAGAGTTTGCCATATGGTTAAGTCATTGACACCAGATGGTAGAGATTTTATTGGTGAGGCAAAAATTATGGATACTCCATACGGTAAGATTGTAAAAGGTCTTATAGATGAAGGCGCTCAATTAGGAGTGTCAAGTCGTGGTATGGGTTCTTTAATACAAAGAAATGGTGTAAACTATGTAAAAGACGATTTTTACCTAGCTACAGCCGCTGATATTGTAGCAGATCCCTCTGCTCCGGACGCTTTCGTTGAAGGCATAATGGAATCTAAAGAGTGGGTATGGGACAACGGTGTTTTGAAGGAAAAAGACATAGAATCTTGGAAAAAACAAGTCAGAGAGGCCAAACAAAGGTCACTTGAAGAAGCTAAGTTAAAAGTCTTTCAATCATTTCTTAAAAAACTATAGTTTTATAAATATACTTACAAAGAAAATTTATAAACGTTTATAAACCAAATAAGGAGATTTTCAATGGCCGAAACTAAAAACATTGAGGCGATGGAACAAGAAGCTGTATTAGAAGCTAACGCTGCTAATCCACAAGCTGACGCTCCAAAAAAGAATGCTGTAGCGGCTGAACCTTCACCATTAAAAAATGATGCTGAAGATTTAGGTGCACCAGTTGTTAAACCGACTGACAGCAATCCGGACGCCACAAAAAAATCAAAACAAGTTTCTGGTGACGCTCAACAAAAAAACCAAGGTGCTGCTGACCCAATGCCGAAGTTAAAAGAGAGCGAAGAAGATTCTAAAGATAAAGAAGTTAAAGAAGACGACAAAGAAAAAGAAGAAGGTTACGGTAAAATGACTGCTTCAAAACACATGAAGAAAGAAGAAACCGAAACTGACAAAATTGACGTGTCTGCTGACGTAGCTGCTCTTATCAAAGATGAAGACTTATCAGAAAACTTTAAGAACAAAGCTGCTACAATTTTTGAAGCTGCTGTTAACGCTAAAGTTAAAGAGCAAAAACAAATTATTGAAAAAGCTTACGAAGAAAAACTACAAGAAGACATAGAGTCACAAAAAGGTGCTCTCGTTGAAAAAGTTGATTCATACTTAAACTACGTTGTTGAAGAATGGATGAAAGAGAACTCTATCGCTATCGAAAGAGGAATCAAAGGCGAGATTGCTGAAGACTTTATTTCTGGCTTGAAAAAATTATTTGAAGATCACTACATTGATGTTCCAGATGAGAAATACAATGTACTAGAAGATCAAGCAAATAAAATTGAAGAGCTTGAAAAGAAACTTAACGAACAAGTTGACAAGAATGTTGAACAAAACAAAGCTATGGGCGAATTAAAAAGACAAGACATCATTGATGAAGCGTCTAAAGATTTAGCTGATACTGCTAAGGAGAAATTCAACAAACTAACTGAAGAAGTTGAGTATTCTAATGAAGAAGACTTTGCAAACAAAGTATCTACTATCAAAGAAAGTTACTTTGGTAAAAAAGTTGAAACAAGTGGTAATGAGATAGATGATGTAGCGGCAGGCGAATCTTCACAACCTGAAGATTTATCTAATGCTATGGCTGCTTATACCGCCGCTATAAGTAAAACAAAAGACATTAAATTGTCTAACAAATAATACGGGAGAAATACAGATGTACTTATCTGAAACTTACGAAAAAAAATGGCAGCCAGTCCTAGAACACGCTGATTTACCAAAAATCACGGATTCTTACAGACGTGCCGTTACTGCTACTATCTTGGAAAACCAAGAAAGAGCAACAAAAGAAGACCAAGCTTTCTTAAATGAAGCTGCTCCTACTAACGCTACTGGTGCTTCAATCAGTAATTGGGATCCAATCCTAATTTCGTTAGTAAGAAGAGCTATGCCTAATTTGATCGCTTACGATATCGCTGGTGTACAACCAATGACTGGTCCTACAGGTTTAATATTTGCTATGAGAAGCAGATACACTAACCAATCAGGAACAGAAGCTTTATTTGATGAAGCAGATACAGACTTCTCAAGCAGAAATGCTGCTGGAGACTCAACTGCTAATTCAGGTGCTGCTCAAACTGGTACAAACCCAGGTTTATTGAATGATGACCCAAGCACAGCATACACTAGAGGCCAAGGTATGGCAACTGCTACTGCTGAAGCTCTAGGTGATTCTGCTAACAACGCTTTTGCTCAAATGGCTTTCTCAATTGAGAAATCAACTGTGACTGCTAAGTCAAGAGCTCTTAAAGCAGAATACACTATGGAACTTGCACAAGACCTTAAAGCAATCCACGGTTTAGACGCTGAAACTGAACTAGCTAACATCCTATCTGCTGAGATCCTTGCTGAGATCAACAGAGAAGTAGTTAGAACTGTTTACATCAACGCTGAAATCGGTGCATCAGACAACTCATCAACTCACATTGGTGCTGTTTCTGCTATCAACACAACTACTGCTGGTATCTTTGATTTAGATACTGACTCAAACGGTAGATGGTCAGTTGAGAGATTCAAAGGACTTATGTTCCAAGTTGAGAGAGAAGCTAATGTTATCGCTCAGAGAACGAGAAGAGGAAGAGGTAATATAATTATCTGTTCTTCAGATGTTGCCTCTGCTTTACAAATGGCTGGTGTTTTAGATTACACACCTGCGTTAAACAACAACCTAAACGTTGACGATACTGGTAATACTTTTGCTGGTGTATTAAACGGTAAATACAAAGTTTACATTGATCCATACAGTGCTAATAACTCTGCTAGTCAATACTTTGTTGTAGGTTACAAAGGTACTTCACCTTATGACGCTGGTATGTTCTATTGTCCATATGTTCCACTACAAATGGTGAGAGCAGTTGGTCAGGACACTTTCCAACCGAAAATCGGTTTCAAAACAAGATACGGCTTACAAGCAAACCCATTTGCTGAATCAGGTGTATCTGACGCTGCTGTAATTAACGGTGCTGGTAATAAAAATGCCAACAGATATTACAGACGTGTTAAAGTATCAAACTTAATGTAATAATTGAGTTTGTCTTTACCGACAAAATTAAAAGGGCGGCCGTAAAAAGTCGCCCTTTTTTTATGCAGGAGACCTAAATAATATTATGGAGAACGAAGATGGATTACAGATTCACAGCAATACTAATTGTATTATTATGCCTAATGGCCGTCTTTTTAGAACCAGGTTATGTTCCTAGGTAACTTATAAATACAATTATGAAGAATATTTTAGTACAATATCTTTGGATATTTTCAATTACTGCTGGGCTTTTAGTGACATTTTTATTATTACCTGAAAAGAAAAATAGATTAGAGTTTATTGAAGAAGAAATCAAAAAAGTACAAGAACATAAGAAGATACTTACTGAAAAAGAAAAAGAATTAGAAAAACTTGCTACAGAAAAAGAGTGGGAAGAAGTAGATAAATCAACAGATAAATAGTAATATGACTACTAACAATACAATGAGCCGACAACCAACGGCACAAGATTATGCCTCACCTACACAGTTTAGGTTTAACATAATTAAGTTACCTAAGGTTGAATATTTTTGTACAAAAGTAAATGTGCCTGGTATATCATTAGGTGGTACAATGTCACAAGCTACCACATTTAAAGACTTGCCTATACCTGGCGATAAGTTGTCTTACGAACCATTATTAATGACTTTTTTAGTAGATGAAAATTTAGAAAACTTCCAAGAGATACATGGTTGGCTTGTTGGTTTAGGTTTTCCTAGAGATCATGCTGAATTTAGAAACTTATTATCCTCAGGTAATGATAGATTTCCAACTGGTAATAGCTCTGTAAGCACAGAACCAGGTAAAGTAAAATATGGAGCACCCAACACAGGAGCTTCTTTTTCAGACGCTACACTAACAGTATTGACTAGTAAAAACAATGCTCAACTAGAAGTGAGATTTAGAAACTTATTTCCTACTTCACTTACAGGACTAGAATACGATCAACAACAAGCTGATGTCAATTACTTGACGGCAACAGTTACATTTAGTTATGACATATATGATTTTGCCACGGTAGGATCATCTACGTCAAGTGTTACGACCTCTTAAACTTGATTTTTTAAGAGTTTTGTGATATAATGGAGATATTATGAACTTAGAAGAACTACAAAATCTGGCTGATAAAAAGCTAAAAATAAATGATACTGAACTTGATTTAGAATCATTAAAGACACCTCAATTACACAACGAGTTTTTAAAACACTTAACTA